GTATATCCCGCCACCTTCCCCGAAGACCCATGGGGCGGACGCGTAGCTCAGCGGGAGAGCACTACGTTGACATCGTAGGGGTCGCTGGTTCGATCCCAGCCGCGTCCACCATCCTTTTCAATAACTTAGCTTCCCCTTCGGGGAAGTGGTTCCCAGAATGGTCTCCGCTTTGTCCCTCGGCCGACGGTCCGCGGGCGCGCACCAGTTCAGGTCGGCAGCCCTCTTGACGACGTGAACGGAAGCGGAACATTTGGGCCCATGCCCCATCCAGACCTGTGCATCCCGCACGATCCGCCCCTCGACGCCTACTCACCCGACGACATCACGGCGATGCTCGAACACGCCCGCGCGAACCTGCCGGCGGACGACCCTTGGCGCCGGCAGCTGGAGGAATTTGAGGCCGCCGAGATCGCCTACGGCCAGGCGTTGACGAATGGGCAATGCACCGGTGCGGCATGACCCGCTTCCGGGCCCTGCTCATTCGCCAGCGCGACCTTGAAGGCCGCACCCTTCACTTCATCCGTCGCACGGGCCGGCGGCCATGGATCAAGGTCCATCGGGCGGACGAGGTCCCACCCTTCGACGGCGACGCGGCATGGTTCGAGGTCATTGAGGAGCCACGGAAGGGCGCGAGGCTAGAAGGTCCCTATGAGAGCCAATACAGCAGAGTGAAGCTGCCGGCGCCTGTGGAGCCCCCTGGATCGTGAGGCTCGGCCGCCGTGATGTTCCAGAACCTCAATCGGATGCTGGTGGCTGGCGGAACGCTGAAGATCAGGTGCGACGCCTGCGGCCACCAAGTGACCTGGCCCAAGTCGTTCGCCGTGGAACGCCTGGGAGGCGACGCCACGCCGTACGAGCTCCGCCGCAGGCTGGCGTGCAGCGCGTGCGGCAAGAAGGGCTTCGTGAGCGTGTGGATCTGACGGTCAGGCCGGCTCCAGCTCGTCCTTGCGAACACCTGTCGCCACCACCTTCAGCGCGCCAACAGGAAGTGGCCTCTGAAGATGCTTCACTTCATCCCACGGCGCCCCGCTCAGCCATAGGTCCCGCTCGGCCTCGTCCGTCAGAACCACCGGCATGGCCTTGCTGTGGTAGGGGGCGACGTCCTCGTTGGCCTCCGTCGTCAGGAAGCCGAACAGCTCGCAGGAGACTTCGCCCTCCTTGATCTTCCGCACGCACGTCCAGGGGGTCCACACTCCGGCGAAGAACGCGATCGGGCGGCTGTCATGGAGGGCAAACCAGATCGGCTGCAGCGAGCCTCCGACCTGATCCGGCTCGCTGAAGGACGTGAAGGGCACGAGGCAGCGGCTTCCCGCCTCCAGCCAGCGCTTCCAGTGGACGCTGGAGGTGTTGCGGACGTTCGTGGTCCCCTTGTCGGGCTCCAGCCTCAGCAACGCGTTGAAGTCGAACTCCTTGCCGCTGGCGCGCAGCTTGTCCGCCCGCTTCGTGGCGGCCTCCAGGAGAGCCTTTTTCGACGAGGGCATTCCCCAGCGCATGTCCCGCATCTCGCGGGCGCCGTCGGGCCCGTTTAGCACCACCGGGGCCATATAGTCGGGGAACACGCCCGACAACGGCGGCTGGTTGTTGTTGCGATCGGTGAACGCGCCGGCCAGGGCCGCGGCCGCCGTCCGAGTGCTCGTCATGGCGTAGAGATTGCACATGGCCTGAACGGGAGCACGGCCGGACTGCCGTCGCAATCAACCGGGAGTGGACCGCGCCCGCTATCCGTAGAAGATCCAGCCGGCAGGGAGGGTCGAGAGCTGCACGCCGACCAGGATCATCTGGTTGCCGCCGCCCATGTCGATGACCGTGTCGGCCCCGACCTGGCTCACCGAGTAGGTCGTGCCGGGGTCGAGCATGACGCGGTCGCCTACTGACGCGTGGAAGTCCAAGACCTTGTCGATGCCCGCATCCTGGCTGTCGTGGAAAAGGTCTGCTCCCGCCCCGCCGCTGATGGTGTCGTTGCCGCGGTCGCCGGAGACATAGTCGTTCCCTGCGCCGCCGGAGACCGAGTCGTCCCCCTGGCCGCCGCGCACCTGGTCGTTGCCGTCGCCGCCGTCGACCGTGTCGTTGCCGAGGTTGCCCCAGACGATGTCGTTGCCCGCGTCCCCGAACAACACGTCGTTGTCCTTGCCGCCCACCACCCAGTCGTCGCCGTCGTTTCCGTGGGCAGTGTCGTTCCCCATGTTGCCGTTGATGTCGTCGAAGCCGGAGCCCCCGACGATAGAGTCGTTGCCGTCCTCGCCTCGCAGGTAGTTGCTGCCGGCGGCGGAGCCCAAGGTGTCGTTCCCGGCCCCAGCCATGATGGTGTCATTGCCGGTGCTGAGACCGCCTACGCTAGGCCCGCCGTTGAGTAGGTCATTGCCAGCGCCCCCGGAGATGCTGTCGTCGCCGGAGAAGGCCGCCAGCGTGTCGTCTCCGAGCGACCCGGTGAGCGTGTCGTTTCCGGCGAAGACGCCCTGCATGGCGCCGAGGGTGTCGCCGTTGTTGGCCCAACCTGTCCAAGACGTGACTGGGATCGAGAAGCCGCTGATCTGATAGATTACCTGGCCCTGTTCGGAGACCTGAAGGCCGGTCGTAGTCCCTCCGATGGGATAGCCGAAGCCATCGTACCGAAACCCGGTCCCCGTGAAGGTGATGATCTGGCCGAAGTAGTTCTCAACGTACGTCGTCGAGGTCTCCTGGGTAACGGTCCCCTCCAAGAGCGTCCTGATGTCGAGCTGGCTCATGTCCAACCCGGCCACGCCGATCACACCAACCGCCATCTCTACGCCCCCCGGCCTAGCTTCACCGTAGGGCGGTATGTCGTACCTATTTCCGGTTGATTGCAATCAGATACACGCCGCGCGCGAGCAAGAGTCCTTGGGACCGCCTACTGTTGGCGGTCGCCACGGTCGCCTTGACCACCCGATTATTCAATTTGCAAACGCGGAGAGGGCCGCTTCGGCGAGCCTCGGGGAACGCTGCGCTACCTAACCGGCGGCGGATGACCGAGGGGCATTTGAAGCAGCTCGCCGATTATCTCTCGGACGCTGGCGAAGTGGAGCACCCAGAGGACAAACAGAAGCGGAACGCCAATGACTACTAGGTCGGGCCAATTCTGGCGCCACCTGAGCCACCACCCAGGATCCGGCGGCGGTGGATCGCGGCCCCACTCGTACGATTCATCGTACGTGTATCGACCAAACTTCATCGCGCAGTTTTCTTTATCGCATGCGGAAGTCGTTCTCCCCGCATCCCCGCAGCCCGAGCAGATATAAGCCCCCACGGAACACCCTCTCTCTTTGGTCGCCCTCAGCGAACCCCGAGTAGGCCCCTACTTCTTCGCCGCGCACATGGCCTTCTTGGCCATCTTGCCCTTGGCGTCGTGGCACTTGCCCTTGGCGTCCAGCTTGTAGGGGCCGTTGGGGTCGGCGGCCGGCGTCGCCGCGGCTGTGGCCGCGCCGCCGGCGCCCTTGCACACTTCCATCTTGGCGAACTTGCCCGCCGCATCGTGGCAGCGGCCGTTCTTGTCGATCTTCTGAGCCGAAGCGGACCCGGCGGCCAACGCGAAGGCGGCGACGAGGGCGAGTGTGCGGAGCATGGGTCTTCTCCCGGTTGAGATCCGCACGCTCTCATTGAGCGTGGTTCTCGGCAAGCCGGTCGCGCGGAACCAACATAAGCTCGCCACGCTCGTCTTATGCGGCTCTAGCGAGCCGATCCTGTCCGAGCTGGACTTGGCATCTGACCTGGACAGTGCCCCCGGCCATGGAAGGCCGGGGGCGGCCGCTGGGCGTGCGTGGACAATTCTACTTCGACCAAGCCTGCGCCTGCTTCACGTACCAGTCCCGCCAGGTGAGCGCTTCGGCGCGCCAGTCGTAGGCGACGCCGTAGTTGGCGACGACGGTTTCGGCGACGGCAGAGAGCGGAACTCCGGAAGGGGCTGGGTCAGGTCCACCGGCGGGGGCGGGAAGCCCTTGTGCAGCCGCGTCATGGAGCTGCACGAAGCCACGAGAAACGACGCAGTCAGCGTCAGCAGCAGCCGGGACATAGGACGGGACCTTCTGAATAAGCGTTCGGGTGACGGTTCGAATGCGAACCTGATCCTCCGCGTGCGACGCCTGTGCGTCGGCGCTGATCTGGGCGCTGACGTGATCCCGCTGGGCTTCCGCCGCCTCGGCCTCGTGAAGTGCCGCGGAGGCCGACGCTTGGCCGTGCTGTGCCAACTTCAGCCGTCCCTCCTGCACTCCGAACAGGATCAGCAGCGCAATCCCGCCCATGGCGACCAGGCCCGCGCGTGAGAACAGGAGGGAGAGCAGCGCCGACATGGCGCGTCAGCCGCCCGGCGGGGGCTGGGTCGGGAACACCGCGGCGAGGCCTTGGACGGCCTGACCGATGTTGGCGATGTCGGTCTGGTGGTCGGCCTTCTCGGCCTCGGCGGTGGCGCCGTCGGTCACCACCTGGGCGACGCGGTCCTTCAGGGCGTTGATCTGGGCGACGAGGTCGTCTCCGGCTTGCGACATGGCGGTCTTGATCCTTTGGACTTCGGGGGAAAGGTCCGCGGTCAGCGCCGCGGCTTCGTCGGCCGTCATCTGGCCGAGATCGGAGAGCGCCTTGGCGATGGCCGCGCCGGTCGTTTCGACGCGGGCGATCGAGGCGGCGTGTTCGGCGGCGAAGTCGGCCTCGGCCTTCTCGGCGCGGGCGGTCAGGTCGGAGACGACGCCCTCCAGGCGCGCCACCTCGTCCGACACGATCCGCGGGATGTTCTGGACGGCGTTGCCGACGGCGGTCTCGACCTGAAGCGCCACCTGGGCGGCGGTGGGCGCTGAGCCGGTCTTGGCCTTCTCCCGCTGCTCGAAGCGCCAGACGCCGTAGACGAGGCCGCCAAAGCTGAGCACGCCTGCGCCCCAGAGAAGCCCGATCAGGTCCATCAGGAAGCCCTCTGCTTCATCACGCTGAGGCCCAGGCTGAGCACGAGCAGGCCGCCCCCGACCGTGAGCAGCGCCGTCTTGAGGTGATCGAAGACCGCCACGCCGCTGAAGGCGTCGAACTGGCCGGCGGCGTCCTTCACCTGGTTCGAGAGCTCATGGACCTTCGACGGGTCGTTGATCAGGCCCTTGCAGGCCTCAAGGCAGGCCGCGATCCCAACGCCGCCGGTTCCGGCCGCCTTGGTCACGAAAGAGCCCTGCTTGGCGAGCGGCTTCGGCGGCGCATCGACGACGCCAGCCATGTGGACGCCCTCGACGATCACACTGTCGGGCCAGGGGGCCGGGAGACCACTTTCCTCGCGCGCGATGGCGCGGCACATCGGCAGCATGACGGCCACGCTGTCCACGTCGATCTCGTCGTCGACGCCGACGCCGCACTCGTGCGCGACCATGGCGGCATAGGCTGCGGTCGGGTTGTTGTCGGAAGGGGGCGCCCAGCGGGCGATGATCTTGCCGACCGTGTTCAGCCCATAGCGGGACTGGTAGGTCATCAAGGTCCGCGCCAGGGCTCGGAAGCCGTACTGTGCGCTCTTGAACTTGACGAAGCGCGGATCCGGCTGGTCGGGGGCCATGCCCTGCCAGTTGTCGCCGTCGCGCTCCAGATCGCCGGGGTTGTTGAGGCGGACGGGCCGCGGGATCTGGGGGGCAGGGCTCACTCCGACCGCTTTCGAGAGGTTGCCATCGGGCGAACCCTACGGCGGCCGGTCGTGCCCTTACCGCCAGCGTAAGCGGCTCAGCGCGGCGTCTCGTCGTCGTAAGCGGCCGGGGGACTACCCATTGCCGTCATGAGCAGGCGAAGCAGGCTGAGCACCCACCGGATCATTCATCGTACCGGGTCCGGCCGGCCGGCCGCGGCGGCCGGCGCCCGCGCAGCCAGTCCACGATCATGAGCAGGTTCAGGACGAAGGCCGCCAGAGCCGAGAGGGCCATGGCGTGGTTGAGCATCCAGCCCATCCCCACGCTCAGCCACGGCGCGACGAACTTGCCGACGAAAGCCGCGGCGTCTCTCATGTCGTACTGGTCCCCCGTCACTGCGTTCGCCCCGGCGCACTGCGCGGAGCGGCAAGCGCTGAAGTCAGCGTGGACGTCTCGCCTGCCGCTCCGCGGGCGAGGGCATCATCGAGGAAGGCTTTCGCCTCCGCCGGCCCCATGCGGGTCAGGAGATCGGAGAGCACGCCGATGTTGCGTCGGTAGAGGGCGCCCCCCAGCGCCCTGTTCAGGTGTTGCCCGATCTCCAGCGGATCCAGCGCGCCGCCCAGGATCCTCGCCGGCAGCGGGGTCACGCCGAGCGCTGCCGCACGCTCCGCATTGAACTGGGTCTGCGAGCCCGTCGGCATCCGCTTCCCCGTCGCCCTGAAGCCTTCGAGCATGTCGGCGAGGCGGTCGGCCACGACATCGCCTGCCACGGTACGGACGCCGGCGTCGAGGCGCGCCCTCTGCTCATCGGTGCCGGCGATGGCCTTGGCGTACTTCGAGCCGGCCCACTGGTTCTCGCCGCCCTGGAGGTCGGCCAGGGCGGCGTCGGCCGTGTCGAGGAGGTGCTGGCGTGTCAGTGGAGCGCCGGTGTCGGGCAGCATCGTCAGCGAGCGGGTGAGCTCCGACGTGCCGCCTACGTTCGGCCGCGCCGGATAGAGCGCCGCGGTCTGGGAGGAGAGGTCGGGCGTCTGAGCGATCCGCCCAATCGGGCCCGCCTGCATGGGATCCACCACGGCGCCGGTGAAGTCCTGGAACTTCGCCTTGGCGGCCGCGAACTCCGGGACCTGCTCGAGCATCTTGTCCAGGGCGCCGACATGCGCGCCGATCGCGCCGGACTGTTCGCTGGTCAGGGCATCCTGCCCGACCGTCCTCAAGCCGATCTGGTCGCGATAATACTTCCGAACCCGGTCGAGGTTGGCGACGTCGGTGATCGGCTGTCCGTCGGCGGAGACGAGCCGATCAGCCATGTCCCGCAGCGTCGGCGCGAGCAGGCCGGTCTTGTCGCTGGCTGCTTGCGTCATGATGCCGTTGCGCAGCGCCAGCACGTCTTCCGGCGGCACCGTCTGCGCATCGGCCGCCGCATAGTCCGGCTGAGCATAGGCCGTCCGGGCCTGAAGGCCCTTTGTCATTGCCCCCTGCGCTTCCCGCTGCGCCGCAAGGCCCAGCATGCCCGGCGTCTGGCCCTGTTCCGGCGAGATGAAGTCGGCCAGCCATTGAGCCGCCGTCTTCACCTGGCCGCGGCGGGCGTCGAAGAAGGGCGCCACCTGTGGCCGGCCGGTATAGGAGTTCTCCACGTAGTGCTGCAGCTGGTTGGCAGCCCCGCCCGAGCGCTGCGTCAGCGCTTCGAGGGGCGTGAGCGTCAGGCCGTGCTCGGAGGCCATGCGGGTCTGGAAGTCGATCGCGTCCGAGACCTGCGAAGGCGTGTAGCCCTGAAGGAACTTGGACGTCGCGATCTGCGGCCCGTTGGCCAGCGTGCGCCCGAACCCGTCCAGGTAGCCGCCGCCGAGCGCGCCCACGACTCGGGCGACCTCCTCCGACGTGCCGCCGGGGTTGTTCGGGTCCCGGAACGCCTCGCCTGCGGCCTCCGACGTCGCCGTCGGCAGCGCCACGCGGGTGAAGCGCGCCAGCGCCGAGCCCGGCGCCAGCGCCAGCGGCGCGAGCTGGCCGAAGGTGTCTGCGGTGCGGCCCTCCCAGGTCTGCGGGAGGTGGTAGGCGCCGAACAGCCCCTGAGTGGCGGCGTTGAGGTCGCCCGAGGTCAGGTTGCCGCTGAGTACGTCCTGGTCTTCAGTCGGGGTCTGGGGATGATGCGGCAGGCCAAGATCGCTGCCGGTGAAGTCCTGAAGTGCGCCCACGGCGTGGTCGGCCGCCCAGTTGAAGCCGCGCTGGCCGAGGTTGTTCAGGTCGCCGAGTGTGCCGACGAACTGGTTCACGCCGCGCGCGACCGCGCCGGGAAGGGTGCGGGCGACGTCCTCGGCCGCCGACATCTTCGGCTCGGCCTTGATCCGGAACTCCGCGAACGGGTCCGGCGTGTGCAGCATCTGGATTTCGCGGCCGTCGGGGCCGATCAGCACGCCGTCGAGGTTGACGTGGAAGGTCCCAGGCCGGCCGGTCAGGTCGGGCGTGTCGTAGGATGGGTTGCGCTCCGAGCCGACCGGGGCGTCCCGCTCGACGTAGGGCAGGTAGCCGTTCGCATAGGCGCGCTGAAGGTCAGTGCCCGACTGGCCCTGGTAGGCGCTTTGGCCCTGATAGCGGAAGTCGCCCCACGGATCCGGCTGGGTCACGGGACTCTACCAATTGAGCCGTCAGGTAGACGGATGATGGTGCCGCGGGGAAGCTTGCGTGCTTCCTCCGGCGTCCGGACAGGAACCGGCGCAGGGCCCGCGCTGAAGCCCATCCCAGGGCCAGGCCCACGATTGCGGCCAGGAGCAACATTGGGCGATTGTGGCGCAGCTCCGCCCGGATAGCCACCCATACCGCTCGGGATCGCCGACAGCGGCGGCAGGTCGGGGATGTTCTGGAGCAGCGGAGCCGTGAACGGGCCGATGTCCACGCCCTGCTGCGCGGCGAAGGCGCCCTTCGAGGCGGCGAGGCCGCGGAAAGCGGTCTGCGCCTCGGTGACGTAATCGTGCATCGCCTCCAGGATGGCCGCGCGAGCCTGCGGGCTCAGCTGCTGGCCCGAGACGATGTTCGGCGCGAACTGCTTCAGGCGGAGCCAGGGGCCCTGGCCCTCCTCGATCATCTTGCTGTTGAACTGCCGCGCCACTCCGCCCGAGAAGATCTGCGCGGCGTTGTCCTTCAGCTCGGCGTCCGACATGCCCCCCGGCCGCTGCGCCGCCAGCACGGCGCCGCGGTACAACTCCGTCAGCTTGACCGCCTTGTCGTACTGCGTCGACGAGGTCAGGTCCTGCATCAGCTGGCCGGCGTCCTTCACCGAGAAGGCCGCGTCAGCGACCTTGAAGGGCTTGCCGTCGGCGCCGAGCGCATAGACGCTGCGGTCGTTGTCCGCGATGCCCCAGGCGTGCCGCTCGTCAGGCGTGAGCGGGCGCGGTTCGCCGCCGGCGATGGCCTGATAGCTTCGAGTTGCAGGGTTGTAGACCTTGCCCTCCGGCACGGCGCCCTGGACGCCCGGGATCGCCTGATGCGTCACTTGGCCGAACGGGTCGCGCTGCGCCGCGTCCGACGGCGAGGCGCCGGCGAGCTGCGTGTATTGCGTCCCCGGCACGGGCTGGAAGCGGTTCGACGCCGGATCCCAATACATGTTCTTCGGCGGCTCGATCGCGCTCGCCGCCCGCATCTTCAGTTTCAGGAACTCCTGGACGCCGAGGTCCCGGGTCTGCGGGTTGTGGAGCAGCGATGCGGCCGCCTGCCATTCCTGCGGAGTCACGAAGTTCAGCGGCGGACCCGAACTCGCGCCCCCCGCTGGAGCGCCGACTGGAGAGGCGCTGGACGGGGCGGGGGGCGCAGCTCCCGCCGGCGGTGACGCGGGCGGCGGAGCGGCTTGTGGCGGGGGCGGCGTCGCGCCAACGGATGCGACCTGGTAGGGCGCGGCGGCTTGCGTGGTCGCCCCATTCGGGACCTGCGGCGGAGGCGGTCCCGGCTGCGCGCCGTTCTGCGCCAGGGCCGCGGCCTCCGGGCTGCCGCCGAAGAACACGTGGCGCCCGAGCCGCTGGCCGGGGCCCTGGGCCCACGACGGCAGCGCCTTGCCCATCTGGGTCATGAGATCCGGATTCAGGTAGTTCACCGCCCCGTTCGTGGGGTCGGGGACACCACCGCCCAGGAGACCGTTCGCGAGCGCCTGCGCGTGCTGGTAGGCCGGAGAGGTCGCAGGCACGTTGGCGTTGGCAGTGTCGACACCCGGAAACTGATGTGGGGCGTGGATGATCGCCGAGAGGCCCGAGCCGTAGCCGCCCCGATGGAGGCGGTTCAGCGCTACCGCGCCGACGGCGTTCATGCCCCGGTCACCCTCGCCACCAGCCTCCCCCAGCATCATGCGGGTCAGCGCATCGACATCCCCAGCCGAAGCCTGAGGCGCGGTAGACGGCGCAGCGGCCGCGGGCGCAGCAGCCGCCGGCGCAGGCGCTGATGGAAGGTTCTGGGGCGGCGGGGCCGCCGGAGCAGCGTCCGCCAGTGCAGCCGCTGGAGGAGCAGCCGCGGCAGCCGCCGGCATGTTCGGGTCCAGCGGGGTCCCGGCCATCAGACGGCGGTCCTGGTCGTCGATGTCGCGCTGGTACGCGCCCGGCAGATCGCGCTCGGCCTTCGCCTTGCTCCAGTTCAGGATGCCGTCGGCGAGAAGGTTGGAGACCAGGGCGAGCGGCGTGCGGATGTTGGTCCGCGCACCCGCCTCGAGGGCCTGAAGCGCATCGGCCAGGTACTGGCTGCGCTGCAGCGCAGCGCCCGTGTTCGGCCCATAGCGCTGCATCAGCGCCAGGTACTGGGCGCCGGTCGGCTGAGCAGGGACTTGGGCTGCGGTCGCCATCAGAGCTGCCCGTAGTCGACCATCAGGTAGCCGGACGGGTGGGCGACCACGATCTCCGGCCGGACGGCCATGGCCTCCTGGGCCATGACGCCCAGCCGGCGACCGCCGCCCCACACGTACTCGAACTCGTAGACGGGGAGGTCCCCGATCCGGCCCACGCGGACCACATCTTTCTTCAGGCGCGCGTCGGACGCGAACAGCGCGCCGAAGCTGCCCGCCTTGCCGGCGGCGCCGAGTAGCGACGAGCCCAGCCCGAACAGGCCGCCCAGGTTGGAAGCCTGGTTCTGCATCTGCGCCTGATAGGCGGCCTGGTTCGCCTGGGTGTTGAGCGCGTAGGCGCCCAGGACGTCAGTCGGGTTCACCTGGGTCGGCGTGTAGTTGATGCCGGTGGGCATGCCGACCTGGCTGGACGACATTAGCGAGTTGAACTGGTTCAGCGGCTCGTTCTGGATGTAGGCCTGTTCCTGAAGGCCCTGATTGCGGGCCTGGTTCTGGAACTGGGCGTTGGCCAGCTGCATCTGATCGGCCGACAGGTTCTGGCCGAACGCCTGGTTCTGGGCGGAGTTGTTGAAGGCCGCCGCGCCCTGGTTCTGGCTATACATCTGGCCGGCCGCCTGGTTGGCGAATTGGCCCTGCTGCACCGACTGCCCGAACAGCGTGTTCTCCGCGTTCAGGCCCTGGCCCTGCGACGAATAGATCGCCTGGTTGTAGGCGTCGGTCTTCTGGCGCTGGAAGTCGTCCATAGCCCGCTGGTAGGCCGAAGAATCGGACGCGAGGCCCTGGTTCGAGAGCTGCGTCTCCAGGTCGTGTTGCGCGTTCGCCCACTGCGGGTCGAGCCGCGAGGCCGCCTGCCCATAGGAGGCGTTCGCCGCGGCTTGGTAGGCGCCGAACAGGTTCTGCGGTCCGACCTGGCCCTGGACGGCCTGGCCCTGGTCGAAGCCGTACTGGATCCCTTGGCCCGGCGTCAGGTTGCTGAGGTTGATCCCGCCCGAGAGCGCCGGGAGGCCGGAGGTGTCCAGCGGATGAGAGAGCGCGTCGCCGACGCGGCCGATCTGCTGGTTGGCGATGCCGATCGCGCTGTTCTGAGCCGCGAGACCGGAGTCGTAGAGCTGCTGCTGACCAGGGCTCAGCGACGTCGTCTGTGAATATCCGCCCGGCGCATTCGGGTCGCTCGCGTACACCACCGACCCGTCCGGGCCGTAGGTGTTGATCATGTTGAGCTTTTGCTGCTGCTGCGCGGTCTTGATGTTCGCATCGGCCTGGGCGTTGGCGACGACGGTCGGATCAGGCGCAGGCGGCGGCGTCGGGCCGGACTTCTTTCCCATTCAGGCGCGCCCGACGGTTGAACGGGCTTTCCTGCCAGTCCCGGCGGGTAAGTCCGAAGATGAGCGCATCGCCAAACTCCCCGAAGCCTCGGCGGGCCAAGCCCTCGCGCTTGAACCCGAACTTGGAGAGGAACCGCGCCGCGGCCGCGCCTGGCTTCTTGCTGCGCGTGACCGCGGTCACTCGTCCGCATCCCAACTGCTCGAAAGGATATGAGAGGATGCCGGCGATTACCGGCGCGGTAAGCCAGCGGGGCCCGTCAAGGGCGAAGCTGATCTCGATGCTGGCGTAGCGCGGCGCGTAGCCGTGGTAGAGCGCCACGCCGCGGATATAGCCGTCCTCGTCGACGATGCCGAAGGTGCGGAACGGTCCCAGCGAATCGAGGAAGAGGTGTTTGATCCGCTCGGCCGCCCAGGGGCCTAGGATCTCCTCGTGGCCGACGACCAGCTTCACAGGATGCCCCCTTCCTCGAACACCAGGTCGAAGCCGGTGAGCTGGAACGGCAGCACCGGGACGGCGTCCTGGGTGATCACGGAGTAGCCGTCGCCGGTCACAAGCTCGTCGACGTCGCCAGCATCGATCGCGATGGCGGTCTGCGGCACGTTCTGGATCTGGATTCGCATGCGCGGCGCGCCGACGAAGCCAATGCCGGAGACGCCGGTCCAGTCGTAGCGCGCCTGCGGCGTGAGCTCGGCGACATCGACCGTGAGCGGGATCGCCGTCGGGACCACGTCGCCGAAGTTCACGTCGATCCCGAGCGCCGGCTTGATCCAGCTCACCGTGTTCATCAGCGGCCGGATCATCGAGAACCGCTTCTGGCCCGGACGCTTGAAGTTCGAGAAGGCGCCCTTCAGGTCGTAGATGATCTGAACCCCGGCGTCGTCGGCGCCGATGTCCCACTGGTAGACGTTCGATCCGGAGGCGAAGTAGGCGTTGTTGTTGGCCACCGCCCAGCAACTCGCGTTGAGTCCGGTGAACCTGCACCACCGCCCGATCTGCACGTTCTGGACGAACTGCACCGCCGGCGTAGACGGCACGTTCACGATGGCCAGCGATCCCTTCGGATAGAGCATCGCCTGCCAGCCGAAGGTGCCCGGAGGGTAGCTGGCGCCGGCGAGCTGGAACGCGTTCTGGATCTTCTGCGTCAGGGCGACAGCATTGTCCTGAGTGCGGTCGAGCTTGATGGCCTGGGAAAGCGGGATCACGCCGTCCGTGGTCATGATGGCGAGGTCGGAGCCGATCTTCAGCAGGCTACGCTGCCCCAGCGGGTAGCCCACGTTGTAGACACCGACCAGGGACCAGACCGAGGCGTTCCCCGGGTCGGTGCCCTGGTACATGGCGATCTGGCCCTGGTTGGTGACGTAGACCGCGAAGTCGTCGAGGCCGAGGCCATAGTCCAGGCTCGTCGTGCCTGCGGCGACCAGGTAGCCGCCCTTGCTGAACACCGGGCCGAGGTCGAGGAGGCCTACGGGCCCGGCGATCGCATCCACGTTGGTCATGAACCAGACGCGCAGGCTGTTCTTCTCGACCATGTGCAGCCGCCGCTTGTGCGCCGTGATCAGCGAGAGCTTCGTCGGATCGAAGCTTGGCGGCGGCGTGCCGGCGTAGGTGAACGCCGTCGTGGTGACGGTCGTCCCGTCGAACTTGACCGGGGTGTCCGCGCCGTTGACCGCGATGACCCAGGTTCCGGCGGCGTTGGCGAACCGGACCCAGTCCCACGCCGCGGACGTGGCGGCCGAGTAGATCGGGCTCGGACCCGCGACGCCTTGGTTCGAGACGTCGTAGATCTTGCCTTCGGCGGCGGCGAGCAGCTTGTCGGTGACGCCGCTCCACACCATCAGCGTCAGCACCGCGGTCCCGACGCCCGAGGCTTGCAGGAAGCTGCCCTTGCGCATCTCCACATAGCCCGGACGCGGGATGTAGTTGTCGAGGATCACCGCATCCTCGATCGGCATGTCGGCCAGCGCATCCTGGGCGTTCCAGCCGCCCACCGGCGCCGGCACGGACACCGTCCGCGAGACCGGCCGCATGTTCGGGACGTCGGCGGCGGCTTTGCGCATCAGGCCCCCGGGAAGTCGCCGTCGGGCAGGTTCACACGATCCAGCCGCACCGGCTCTGGCGTGAGCGTCAGGGCGCCCGAGCCGCCATCGCGACCGGCCTGCTGTTCCAGGTTCCGCTCATAGGTCTTCATCTCCTCGGCGTAGGAGAAGCCCTTCGAGCGCAGGAACATCCACACGACCGCGTCGGCGATCAGGCTCTCGTCCAGGTAGGCCGTGTCGGTGTCGGCGAGGAATTGCGCCTGCGCAGCGCCGAGCGCGCCCTTCGCCCAGTTCTTCGAGACGTACTCGTAGGCGATTGTCTGATCCGCGGGCGGCGTAGGTGATATCAGGAACTGGCCCTGCCGTTGCCGGAAGACCAGCACGACGGTGCTGATCGCTGGCTGGGCCTGGCGCGCCTGCCATTCCTGAGGGGTGATAGGTCCGCCTACCGGCCGGCGCGTGGTGCGGTTGTAGATGCTGTCGGGGACCATCCGGTCCAGATCGAGCGGGATTGCGGCCGACTGGACCGGGGAGGCGACCGTGGTGAAGGTCGCCTCTTCCATCAGGTCCTGCCAGGGATGCGCCTGGGCAAGGTCGTGTCCGGCCTTGTTGGCGAGCGCGAAGAGCTGCTGGACCTGGGTGTCGGTCGAGCCGACGACCGACGTGGGCTGTGAGAGCGCCAGGCGCCCGCAGACCTCGGTGACGATCGTCAGCAGGGACACGTCAGGCCGCGGCCTTCCGGCCCGCGCCCTTGTTCTCCAGCGCCTCCAAGCGATCGGCCAGGTCGGCGAGCTGGCCCTTCAGCCGGTTCACCTCGGCTTCGGCCGCCTCGCGCGCGGCGCGCTCCCGTTCCAGCGGCGCGTTGGTCTGGGCGTTCTCAAGGAAGGCTTGAGCCTTCTGGCGCAGGTCCCGGCCGCCCAGCGGCAGGTTCTGCAACTCCCCGTCGCCGACGTTCGCCAGGTTCTCGACGGTCTTGACGTTCAGGGCGGCGAGCATGCGCACCTGCGCCGGCGTGATGAAGGCGACCTGGCTGAGCGGCGTGCCTTCGGTCGGGTCGTCCATGCCGCGCTTGAACGCATCGTACTGGCGCGGCCAGCGGGCCCGATGCTCGTCGGCGACCGGCTCTTCCGGGATCGAGCGCATATTGCCCGGCGTGATGATGCGGACGAACTCGACGTCCTCGAAGATGTCCCGGCCGGCCTGCTCGGACTTGAAGCCCTGGCGCACGGCCTTCAGGAAGAACTCCGGAATCGTCTTGCTGTCGTCGCGGTTGGTCGTGAACTCGCTGTCGCCGGGATGCATGGGTCCTCCAAGGAAAGCGGGGCGGCGCTGAGGCCGCCCCTGATCAGTCCGGCGCCTAGTTGGTGGCGCCGATGTACGGGTAGAGCAGGTTGGCCTCGGAGGCCGCCGCCGCGCCGCCGACCGCGGTGAGGAAGAACATCCCCTGCACCGACTTGGTCGACACGGTCGGCGAGGCAGGCGAGTTCACCTGCCCGGCGGTGGCCGTGGTCTCCACCGGCAGGTTCGCGTTCGAGGACGCGCTGCCCAGGACGTTCGCCCGGCCCTTGATCTGGAGCCAGAAGTAGTAGGTCCCGGCCGGCAGGACTTCGGCGACGCGCCGCACCCCGATGTCGGTCCCGCGAGGGGCGTTCGTGGTGCTGAGCAGGGTCGCGGTGAAGTCCTTGTCGATCGTGAACACCGAGCCATCGACCAGGGTGACCTGGCTGGCGGCGACGAAGGTCACGTGGACGTACTCCGCGCCCTTGTTGCCCTTGCAGGTCTGGCCCAGGCCGAACTGCGGGCCCGGGGTGCCGGAGCCCGCCACGAACTGGGCGGCGCCCGCGAAGGGGTTGGCGCCGAGCGTGGTGTTTTCGTGGGTCGCAACAGCCATCTCGGCCTCCCTACGCGATCAGGACGCCCTGCAGCTGGGCGTTGGACAGGGTCATGTTCCCGGCCCACACGATCAGCCGCACGGTGGCGTCCTGGTTGATGGATTGGACGGTCTCCAGCGGGACCATGTTGCGGGTGCTGGAGGGGCGGTACTTCAGGTACTCGGTGTTGATCGCGTACATGTGGTTCGCCGGGCAGCCACCGCCGATCCCGCCGTCGAACACCACGTCCGAGTTCATGAACCGGAGCGAGGTGAAGCCCGCCTCGGCCAGCTCCGGACTGGTGATCCGCTGGATCTGCTGGAGGCTGTTCCAGTAGAACTGGAAGTAGTTGTTGTCGGCGACGAACAGGTCCGGGTGGTCGTTCCCCCGCGACGTGCTCAGGTAGAGCTTGTTCATGTAGCTCTGGATCGTGGTGGCCGAGACCGCCGCGCCGCCGTCCGTGGCCCCGGAGAACTTGAAATTCTGCCAGAAAGCCCAGGCCGCACGGTCGATGCCGCCGATGACGCCCGAGGTCGGGTTGTCGGCGATCAGCAGCTGCAGGCCGCCGATCTGCTTGCCCGACGAGGCCGTGCCGTTGGAGTACATGTCCAGCGACAGGTTGTTCATCATGGTCTTCTCGGCATTCTTGATGCGCGAGGAGAGCAGCTGGATGACGGCGCTCTCGCCGACGTTCTGGACGTCGCCTTCGAGGCCGGAGATCGAGACGGCCACCGCCGCCTGCTTCCAGTCGTACTCCGAGGCCGTGAAGACGTCGGACGGCTGGATGTTCAGCACTTCGTAGCCCGCGTAGCGAGTGAACGTGCTGTTCTCCGCGTACTCGAGCTCCTGCACGATCGTGCGACCGCCGGTGACGGTCTGGATCGAGCCGCGCTTCTTCATCCGGAACAGGAGGATGTTGTTCTTGGACACGTTGTCGGCCGTCTTCCCCGAGCGGTTGCGCAGGGTGGTGGTCACGACTTCCGTGAGGTTCGGAGACGCCATGTCTCAGGGTCCTCTACGAAGCGGATGCGTGCGCCGCCCAGGCGGCTCGCACGTCATCCTCGATTGACGAATTGGCGTTCGCGGCGGCTTGCGCGGGCGAGGCGCCCGGGGCCGGCGAGCCGGTGACGGATCCGGCGGCCTGGCGAGCCTCGGCGGCTTTCGCGCGGGCGGTCTCAGCCGCAGCGGCCTGACGCTTCGTCTCTTCATCCTTCAGGAGGAGCGGACGAATGTCGTCCCGGGCCCAGCACGCGCGGCGGTAGGCGTCGGCGAGGTTGTCGCTGACACCGCTCCGCAGGAACGCGACCATCTCCGGCTTGACGTTCTCGAAGTAGAGATTGTCGCGCGCGAAGGCGTCGAGCTCGGCTTGGACCCGGGCGGCCTCTGCTGCTTGAGTGGCGCTCTGCTGCTGCGTCACCGTTCGCACCAGGTTGTCGACCTGGGACGCCAGCTGCTGGAAGCGCGGATCGGCCGGAGGCTGCTGCCCCGGCTGTCCGGGCTGGCCGCCCAGCTGGCGTAGGTCGATGCCGTACATCTGCGCGACTTGCGCCAGAGCCCGAACCCGGTTCGGCCCCCGCAGCTCGGCGTCGGCGGCGACGAGCGACCGGATGTAGGTCGCATCGTCGACGCCGTTCATCGCGAGCTGGTTGCGGATGGGCTGGATGGCCTGTTCGATCGGCTCCAGGCGCTTGTTCAGCGCAGCCCGCTCCGCCAGCACAGCATCCGCAGCCCGCTCACGCTTGGCGATCTCGGCTTGCACTTCCGGATCGAGGGTGGGGAACTTGGACTTGGCCGGCGCCGACCACGACGCGGGCGGACGGATGGGCTCTGCTGGAGCTTCCGTCGCCGCGGCTGCGGGATGGTCGGTGAGTGGGGAAGCGGCCGCGGGGGCGGCCTGAGCGTCAGCGGCGGCCGCATCGGCGGCCTTGGCTGCAAACTTGCCGGAGGCGTCGCGCGCTTGCGCCGGCCTGTCATCGGGCGTGCCGGTGGCCGCCGGTTCGGCGGGCGCAGGGGCCGGAGCCAGAGCCGCGGCCGCAGCGGATTCACCTTCGCCGCTGGACTGCTTCAGGGCTGCGGCCACGTCGCCGGCGATGTCGTCTTCAACGTCCATTATGACCCCTGGGAGAGTTCGGCGATGGTCGCCTTGATGTCGCCGGCCAGGTCGCCGGCCTGGTAGCCGGGCGGCTTCCCGAAGCCGGCCCGGTCGTCGCCGACGATCTCGTAGCCGGCCTGGCGGACTTCGCGGTAGTAAGCCGAGCGGGAGTCGAACATCTGGCCGCTCACCATCGAGCGGACCGGGTCCATGCCGTCGGTGCGGATGTTGGGCGCCGGCCGCGGGATCACCCCGAAGTGGCTGATGCACTCGAACGGCCAGGGCTTGGCCAGGTCGTGCCAGCCGCGGCAGGCCCTGCATGAGCGCGAGCGGGCCATCAGTTGGCGCCTATCGACGTCAGGTAGCTCAGAAGCGCGGCGTACAAGTTGCTGAGCTGGGTTGGCGTCAGCCCCGACCCGACGTGTGCCGCGGCCATGCGGCCGGTGCTGGACGCGCTTCCGCTCCCGTCGATGGCCATGAGGTAGATGGGACCGCCCGGGAAGCCCGCACTCGCGGCGGCGCCGCTACTGGCCGAAGCGTTCTTCTGCAGACTGATCGTAGCGGCGTCGGTGCGCGTCAGAGCCGAATAGCCGAGGCCATTTGTAATAGAGACGGTAGCGCTATTGCCCTCGCTATAGCCCTGGAACGTCGGCCCTGAGCGCTTGACGAAGACCTCGATACTGGAGACGCCCCCGGCGAGCTGGCATCCTACGATCGTGCTGACATCCACGTTCATCCAGACGCCGGCGGCGTTGGAGTTATGGGTTGCGAGCGACGTGGAGATGCCCGCTGAGATCGTGCTGCTCGTGCCGTTGCCGGCGAAGCCCCGGTCGGCCGTGAAGGTCATCGCGGTCGGCGTGAGCGCGTTGTTCGCCACCCAGTTCAGGGTCGCAGCCTGGCTATCGGCCGCTGCCGGAACCCACAGCCCATCCAGCGTGGACCAGATGCCGTTGGCTATGAGCGACTTGATGAGGGTGTCCATCAGCCGCTTGCGCCCGATGCTGGGCGTGTTCGTCATGCGCGCGAACAGCGCCACGGCCTGCGGGCTGTAGTTGCCGTTGGCGAGGAACAGGCGTCCGAACGACATCAGGCCACCGCGAGCGCGATCAGCACGCCCGTCCAATCGGTCCCGTTCCACAGGAAGCCGAGGAGATGGCGGCCGTTGCCGGGGTTGGGCGACGAGCCGCCCTCCCACTTCACGCCGGTGAAGGTGGGGGCGGCGGCGCTCGCGATCGTCAGTTCCAGTGTCAGGTCGGAGGTCTTGCCCGCCGTCCCGCCCTGCAGCGTGAAGGTGGTATTCGCGCTGATGGAGCGCTGGTGGTAGTCGGCCACCGAGACGTCCAGTGTCGTGGCGCCGGCCGTGTTGAGGTTGCCGACCGAGCCGCCCGTGTAGGCCGGGTTCGTGGCCGCCAGGGCGCCGATGTTGTTGCGGGCGGTCGCGGCGGTCCCGGTAAGCTCGGACAGCGCATTGCCGATCCCGAGTACCGCCAGGTTGGTGCGGGCCGTGGCCGGGTTGGCGATGTCCGAGAGGTTGTTCGCCGTCTGGAGCCAGGTCGCCGCCAGCTTCACGGCCATGTAGCCCGCCAGGATCGCGGCGGTGATGGACTTGAGTGGCCCCGTCCCGCGATAGGTCGCAAACAGGTCGCCGTCCTGCACATCGGACGCCGCCGCGATCTGCGCGTAGGTCTTGAAGGCCATGGCGCGAGGATAGGTGCGCGCGTTTAGACCTTACGGCGGACGTAAGTCACCGTTGCCAAAGGCGGACGCCATCAGGGCGAAGGCGAACTCAGTCCCGCTTAGGCCCGGCCCATTGAACAACTTGATCGGCGTCGCTCGATCTCAGACCTGACGCTGGCGCCGATGCCACCAAAGCCGAGGAGCAGAAGCGCCCATGTGGCCGGCTCAGGACTTGCGATCGCTGCACCCGAGAATCGACCTCCTACGATCGCCGTGTCGAAGACCGGTCCGCTGAAGGAGTAGGAATCGACCATTCCCGTGATGAACCCTGCCGCGTCCTGAATGACCCAGTGGATATTGAAGAGCCGATCGCGACCTCCGCCGTAAGTGTTCCCGTCGTTGTGCCAGAAATAGTCAAAGAGCGGTCTAGGGGCGAAGACTGGCGTCTCGAACAGGTTGTGGATCTCAACGGAATCGCCGGGATGAAGCGTCACGGTCGGCTCAGGCGCGCCCGAAATGAAGAATCCGTCGATCTCCGCCGGCCCGATGTAGTCGAATGTCACGTATGCGTCTGGAACGACGTTCGTCAGGATGATGTTAGCAGCCAGTCCCGGTGATCCTACGCACAGCGCCGCGCCCAATGTTGCCGCGGCGATCCACTTCTTCTGCATTAGTAGCCCCCCATCACCCACCCCCAGTTGAGCCGGTCGATCTCTCCGGAGTCAACCGCGAGCGATCAGCCGTCGGCGAACTATGGTCGTAGGCGCGTGGGCGCTGGCGCTCGCCGGCTTGGTGGTCACCGGAGCAGCCCTGCGGATCAGGCGTAGGTCCCAGCCTGCTTGTTGAGGGTGAGCGCGGCCGTGCCCTTGCCGGCTAGCCCCGAGTTCCACGCCGCGGCCGTGTCGCTCTGGAAGAAGAGCTTGGGCTGGTGTCCCAGGGGGCCGGATCCGTTCGTGGTGTTGATCGCGCTGTAGGCGAACGCCGCGTTGAGGTCCAAGCACTTCTGCGCCGTGCTGATGTCGGGCATCGTGAAGGT